GCACGTTCTGCTGCTAGGGCGATTGACCTCTACAAAGCTGATATGGGTATTGGCAAAAAGAAACCCAAGTCAGACAAAGAAGCAGCCAAGTCTGTATCTACAAAAGATAGTCGCAGTAGGCCGCAAGAGGACGAAGCGTCCACGTACATAAAAGAGTCGGAAGTACAGAAAATGTCACCGCAAGAGTACGAGGCACGTTCTGACGAAATCATGGAAGCTATCCGTAGTGGTAAGTTTCTCTATGATATATCTGGTTCAGCCAGATAAAAAAGTGTTGACAAGTAGTTATCTTTGTGTATAACTATAGTCATCAAAGGTGTAAGTGGGTTCGCTACCTGCTTACATCAACTAGCAAACACAACCTATGTCTTACGGATTACCTGACGAGCATGGCCCGTTAAGTATTTGGTCGGCCAACTAAATACACGACGCACCCAAGTGAATCAGCCTCTGATTAGTCTGGTGAGTTTGCATCTGTAAAATGCTAATAGGAGAAAGTAACATGGCATTCGCAACCGCTGCGGGTTATGGTAATCTCCCTAACGGTAATTTTTCTCCCGTCATTTACTCCAAACAGGTGCAGCTTGCTTTCCGCAAGGCCGCTGTTTGTGAGGCAATCACCAACAACGACTACTTTGGTGAGATTGCTCAGATGGGTGATTCCGTTAAGATTATCAAGGAACCCGAAATCACTGTGAAGGCTTACGCCCGTGGTACAACCATCACGCCGCAAGACCTTGACGACGAAGACTTCAACCTGACCATCGACAAAGCTAACTACTTTGCGTTCAAGGTTGATGACATTGAAGAGGCACATTCGCACGTTAACTTCCAGAGCCTCGCCTCTGACCGTGCGGCTTACCGCCTTGCCGACCAGTTTGACCAAGACGTTCTTGGCTACCTGTCGGGCTTTAAGCAGTCTGCTCTGCATGCAAATGCAGATACCGCAAACGACGTTGTAAACGGCTCCAAGGCTGTTTCGACTGCCGGTTCGGACGAACTGCTTGCAAGCATGAAGCTGGATGGCAGCGACTTTAACGCCGGTACTGGTGGTCAGTCGATTGCTCTCATCCCGCGTGTTGGTGGCGCAACTGCTGCTCCGTCAACTGCTGGTGAAGCTAACCCGCTTTCGCTTATTGCTCGTATGGGCCGTAAGCTGGACCAGCAAAATGTAGATAGCACTGGCCGTTGGCTGGTCGTTGACCCTGTTTTTGCAGAACTCCTGAAGGATGAGGACTCTCGTCTGTTCAACGCCGACTTCGGTGGTTCAGGTCTGCAGAATGGTCAGATGGCTGGTACCATTCATGGCTTCACCATCTACGTCTCCAACAACCTGCCGTCTGTCGGTTCTGGTCCTGCTACTGAAGCAGCGTCCAACGCCACTAACTACGGTGTGATTGTTGCTGGTCACTCGTCTGCTGTTGCAACTGCAGAGCAGATTAACAAGACCGAAACCTACCGCGACCCAGACAGCTTTGCTGACATCGTACGTGGTATGCACCTGTATGGCCGCAAGATTCTTCGCCCTGAAGCACTTGTTAACGCCATCTACAACGTCCGCTAAGGGAGATTAGATAATGGCTACAATTACTGCTACTCTTGCTCCTGCTATGGGTAACTCCCAGCGTGGACGCAATCCGTACATGGTTGAGCAGGTCGTTGACCTTACTGCCAACAGCATCAATCCTAACGGTGACGTAGTACAGTGTATCACTGTTCCTGCTAACACCAAAATTCTTGCTGCTGGTTTTCAGGTAACGAAAAGCGCAACCCAAAACACGGGTACTGATGCTACCGCCATTCTTGGTACTGGCGCAGATGACAACGAATATGTAACAGCGTTTGACATTGACGGTGCTTCTGATGGTGCTTATGCACCTAGCGTAACCGTCTCTGCAGACCTTGTTATTACCTCTGATGATACGCTTGACTTGACCCTTGCTGGTTCAGGTGCATCGTTCACTGCTGGTGAAATTCGTGTCTACGCCGTAATGATGGACGTAAGCGCACTTGGCGAAATGGAAGCTGCTGAAGTTTCCCGCGACCAAGCCTAAGTAACATGGGGGGCGGCAGAAGTCGCCCTCCTAACTTTTAAGGATTTCAGATGGCGTATACCTACCTTGACATCACGAATGAAGTGCTTGCACGTTTTAACGAAGTTTCGCTTACGTCAGCTAACTTTGCTAACTCTCGTGGATTTCAGACGCAGTGTAAAAATGCTGTGAACGACGCTATCAACTATATTTTTCAACGCGAGTTCGGGTGGTCATTTAGCCACGGATTACAAACCGAAACTCTCGTAGCTGGCACTACACGTTACTCAATCGGTGCCACTATTTATAATGTGGACTACGAAACATTCCGCATAAGTAAAGATGACACTCTTGGCACAGCAGGTGTAAGCCTACGTGTCATGGAATATAAAGAGTACGTGGATAAGTACATCGACCAAGAAAGCACGTCTGATGTGGGAGGTGTGCCTATCTACGTATTCAGAACACCAGATAATAACTACGGATTGTTTCCGTATCCTGACAAAGCATATGAATTAAAGTATGACGCATATGTAAAACCAACTGCCTTGTCTGCCGCTACAGATGCTCCGACTATTCCTGAACAGTTTCGTCAGGTAATTGTAGATGGTGCAACAGCCTATGGTTATCAGTATCGTGGCGAAGCGCAGCAATATGGCATTAACTTTGCCCGATTTGAAGACGGCATTAAGCATATGCAAAGTCTGTTTATTAACAGAGATTTTAGCTATGTGCGGTCAACATACTTACCGCACTCACAACGGTACGGCGTATCTATTTTTCCATCGGGAGCATAACACATGGCTGACGAATCTGGACTTAGCCCATTTGTGTTTGCGTGTCAAGGTGGGCTTGTACTCGACCAGTCTACGTTTGCCATGCAGCCCGGTATGGCACTTGAACTGCAAAACTTTGAGCCAGACATTCGTGGTGGCTACAGGCGCATTTCAGGCTACACTAAATGGAATAGCAACATTGTTCCGCAAGATGCAGCCTCTACCGAAAAGGTATTGATGTCTGCGTATTTCAAAGGCAAGGTGATTGCTGCACGAGGTACAAAGATACATGAAGCTGGCAAGACAGGTAGCTGGACGCAGATTGACACAGGCCGTACCAGTGCAGGAAAGTACACACACTTTCGTTACACACTAGCTGGCACAGAATTTATTGTATGGGCAGATGGCGCAAACAATGCTACCAAGTATGACGGAACTACAGTTACTGATATTAGTAGTGGCGCACCTGCAGACCCGCAGTTCGTAACAGGATTTAAGGACGCACTGTTCTTTGCTGGCATGTCCAGCACACCGCAAGAGTTGGTGTTTACTGCACCGTTTACAGACGATGACTTTAATACGGCTAACGGTGCTGGCACAATTAGGGTAGACAGTGATATTACTGGACTGTTTCCGTTTCGTGACCAACTCTATATTTTCTGTGAAGAACGCATCTTCCGGCTGACAGGTAACACGATTGCAGACTTTGTAGTGCAGCCGGTGACACGAGAGATTGGATGTATCAATGGATTCACCATCCAAGAATTTGCTGGAGATATCGTGTTCTTGGGGCCAGATGGACTCAGAACAGTTGCAGGTACTGAAAGAATTGGCGACGTTGAGTTGGGTACAATTAGCCGACCTGTACAGCGGCGTTTCCAAGGTCTTACTGACGTTGATGAATTTGACAGCGTAGTTGTACCAGACAAGACGCAGTATCGTATATTCTTCAGCAATGCAAACACGGTGCGTTCTGCTACGACAGGTGTGATTGCAGCAAGACGTGGTGACGCATACGAGTTTGGCGACCTTCGTGGTATTCGCCCTAGCTGCACAGACTTTATTGTAGATGCCGGTGAAAGCATCGTACTGCACGGCGAATATGACGGCTACGTGTATCGTCAGGAAAGCGGCAACGACTTTGATGGCAACGTCATTACTGGCAAGTATCGTTCACCTGACTTGTCGATGGGTGACGCAGGTATCCGCAAGAACTTCCAGCGTGTGATTATCAACTACGCACCGGAAGCTGCAGTGAATGCAGACTTGTTTGTACGATATGACTATGAGTCACCGGACGCAGCACGACCAGCCGCATATCCGTTTGATACAGCAACAGTAGTTGCAGTGTATGGTACATCGACTTACGGTACGGCTACATACGGTGGACAGACAAACCCGTTGGTAAGGCAGCCGATTGAAGGTTCGGGATTTGCGATAGCACTACGTGTTAACGATAGAGGAACATCGGCACCCTACTCACTGAAAGGTTTTCAGTTAGAATTTGACGCAGGAGCAAGACGCTAATGGCAGGTTATACTAGACAATCTTCGTATACTGATGGCGACATTATCAATGCAGCCGACAGTAACGATGAATTTGACCAAATTCTTGCTGCCTTTAATAACAGCAGCGGACACAAACATGACGGCACAACAGCCGAAGGCCCAGTCATCGGACTGATTGGTGACGCTGGTTCTACCACACCGAAAAACAAAGTTGTTGTAGACAACGCCAATGACCAGATTGAAGTAAGCATTGATGTATCTGGCACCTCGACTGAACAGTTCGTTATCAAGGATGGCGTCATTGAGCCGACCACAGATAACGACATCGACCTTGGTTCTAGCAGCAAAGAGTTCAAAGACCTGTATCTTGACGGCACTGCAAACATCGACACGATTGATGCGGATGCTGCCACCATCGACAGCCTGACCATTACCTCTGGCACAGCTATCACATCTATTGATACCGACATCAGTTCTGTGTCTGGCTCAGATGATACACTGGCTTCAGCAAAGGCAATTAAGACATACATAGATGCACAAGTCACAGCACAAGACCTCGATTTCTCCGCAGACTCAGGTGGAGCGTTGTCTATCGACCTTGACAGCGAGAGTCTCACGCTTACTGGCGGCACAGGCATTGATACTAGCGGTTCAGGTAATACTGTTACTTTTGCTATTGATAGCACCGTAGCCACCCTCACTGGTTCTCAGGCACTTACCAATAAAACTATTGATGTAGACAACAACACTGTCTCCAACATTGAAGTAGACAATTTGAAGTCTGGTGTACTGGACACAGACCTGTCATCTGTTGCTGGTACAGATACCACCCTTGCTTCTGCAAAGGCAATTAAAGCCTACGTGGATGCACAGGTAACTGCCTCTGACTTGGATTTCCAAGCTGACAGTGGCGGCGCATTGTCGATTGACCTCGACAGTGAGACAATGACCTTTACTGGTGGTACAGGTATTGACACTACAGGTTCTGGCAATGATGTGTCATTTGCCATCGACAGCACTGTAGCTACACTGTCTGGCTCACAGGCACTGACTAACAAGACTATTGACGTAGACAGTAACACAGTTTCCAACATTGAGGTTGATAACTTCAAGGGTTCAGCTATTGTAACTGAATCAGAAGGCATTGGTTCCAATGACAACGACACTTCACTGCCAACCTCTGCAGCGGTCAAGGATTATGTAGATACACAAATTACTGCAGAAGACCTTGACATTACCACAGATTCTGGTACAATAGCGATTGACCTCGACAGTGAAACACTTACTGTTGCAGGTGGCACTGGCCTCGACTCTAGCGCAACGGGCAACACTGTTACACTTGCCATTGATAGCACTGTAGCTACACTTAGTGGCGCACAGACGCTGACTAACAAAACCATTGATGCCAGCCAGCTTTCCGGCACTGTAGCTAATGCACGGCTTGACGCAGAACTGCAAGCACTTGCTGGCCTGACATCTGCAGCAGACAAGGGCATCCAGTTTACTGGCTCTGGTACTGCAGCCACGTATGACCTGACTGCTGCTGGTAAGGCACTGCTTGACGATGCTGATGCAAGCGCACAGCGTACCACGCTTGGCCTTGTAATCGGAACAAATGTTCAAGCATATGATGCTGAACTTGCTGCGCTGGCTGGGCTTACATCCGCTGCTGACAAGGGTATCCAGTTCACTGGTTCTGGCACTGCAGCCACCTATGATTTGACAGCAGCAGGTAAAGCACTGTTGGATGATGCAAACGCTTCTGCACAAAGAACTACACTTGGACTTGGCACAGCGGCCACATCTGCCTCTACAGACTTTGATGCTGCGGGTCAATCAGTTGTCATGGCTATTGCACTTGGCTAAATAGTGCTTGACAAACAAACATAAGTATGGTATAATTATACATATTTGGAGTAAAACATGGCAAACGCTTTTCTATGTGAGACGGACACGGCTGTTGGCACTGGTGCCGCAACCATTTACACCTGTCCTTCCTCTACCGAAACCACCATCATCGGTCTGTCGATTGCAAATATCGTAACCTCGCAGATTACGGTGAGTGTAAAGCTGAACGGCGCAGGTCGTACCAGCGGCGCAGTTGACAACGTGCATCTCGTAAAGGATGCACCGATTCCTGTGGGTGGTACACTCGTGGTAGTGGGTGGAGACCAGAAGGTTGTGATGGAGCCGGGTGACACAATCACTGTCACGTCCGACACTGCCTCGTCTGCGGACGTGGTACTTAGCCATCTTGATATTACGTAAGGAGTAGGTAATGGCATCCTATCAGGGCAACACACCTGCAATCTCCTATTTTTCTACACCGGCTGTCCAGCAGTT